CCTTCGCTTAACTCTTTATTCATTTTTATTAATCCAGCGATTTTTTCATCGGTGTATTGAACCGCTTTAGCGGCTGCATTTTGAGCCATTGCAAAAGCATTTGTCTCTTCTTTTGCCCTTTGTGTTTCAGCTGTAACACTTTTTAATTGCTCAGGTAATTTACCTATTGTTGGAAGTAAATTAGTAGGTGATGATGTTTCATTTTTAGGTTGTGTTTGTACAGTACCACCGCCTCCGCCCGTCGTTGTAGTTGTTGGCTCTATTATATCCTCTGAAACAATGCCGCCTGTTTTGCCGCCTGTTTTTGGAGTAGCTACAAATAAACTTTTTAATTTACCTGATAAACTGTCGACTGTTTCACCAATGCTTTTAAATTCTTTTTGTACTACTTTTTGTTGTTCTGTATAGTTTGTTAAACCGCTAACATCAAACAATTCAATGCCTAAAAATTTTTGTAGCTTATCTATGTTTTTCATAAAATCAGCTACTCCTTTCATAGTGCTGTTTTTTATGTTAATCCATATATTTTGAAACCTACTTGCAAATGCCTCCCAGTTATCATAAACATATAAAGCAACCGCTCCAATGGCAACAATAGCTAAAGTAATACCAAGTATTGCAGGATTAGCAAGAATAGATAAAAATGCCTTATTCATTGCTTTAGCTAAATCAACCACTGTACTTTTAATAAGCCTAACTGTTCCAACCATTGCCCCAAAAGTGGTAATTAATTTACCCACTATAAATATTGCGGGCCCAATAGCTGCCACAATTAAAGCAGTTTTAACAATAAATTCCTGAGTGGCAGGATTAAGACCTTTAAATCCTTCCACTAAATAGTTTATCTTTTCAGATAAAGCCGTAAATACTGCCTCTAAATTCAAACTATTATTAATGGCTTTTCCAAGTTCCGCAAGACTATTGGTAACGTTATCTTTAAGGTTATCAAAAGCATTACCTAAGCCTCCATTGGCTCGTTCTAAATTACTTAAAGCACCTACAGACCTTTGTATAAATTCTTCACTACTAATTCCAAGTTCTCTTATTCCTTCGGCAGTAACTACGCCAAACTCTTCTTTCATCACACGCGCAAACTCTGGAAGCCTTTCTTTTATCTGATTAAGATCTTCTTGCGTAACTTTTCCAACTGCACTTATTTGAGACAATGCCAAAACAACTCCATCGAATTGTTCCGCTCCTCCTCCAGCCCTTGCTACCGCATTACCAAATTGCGTAATAGTTTCCCTTGCAGCGTCGGCACTTAAACCTACACTTTGCAACGAAGCCGAAGCCTTAACAACTTCCGGTAAAGCAAGCCCAGGATTTTCAGCAACCTTTCGTAGTTTTTCTAATTCGACTGCCGCCCCTTCGCTACTACCCATAATAGCAATTAAACCATTTTGCAGCTTTTCCATATCCGCAAAAGATTTTAAAGCAGCCGCACCAACACCAATGATAGGTAGTGTTAATGACTGGGTTAAAGTTGAACCAAGATTTGACATATTTTGTCCAAACCTAGTCATAGATTTTTCTACCTTACCTAACTCTTTATCAAGATTAGTGGTATCAATCCCCAGCTTTAAAAGTAGTTTACCTATTGCCATTATGCTTCTTTATCCCATTTGTCAAATATTGTTTTGTCAGTATTTGTCAAACTTCTTTTAGTTTCTTTTTTAGTAGGATTCTCCCATGGAAATTCAATTAAATCTTTTGGCTTTAAACTCTTTCCTTTTGCCGTATGGACATTTAGTAAAAGTGTTGTTTGCCATCTTATTCGTTCCCATTCTGTTTGCTCCTGTTGTTCAAAGTGATTGTTATAACCTTGCATAGCCATAACAACCTCTTTAAAACTCATTTCATTGTATTGCGAAGGAGGGAATCTTAAAACTCCGAAACAAAAGCGTTCGATGTATTCAAGGGTAAGCTCTCCGCCTTCGCCACTACGTTTTTTTGGGTATCATCTTCAGGAGGTGAAATCTCGTTTGAAATCATTTCCATTATACGAGCTATACCACCCATATCAGTATCAACCAAATCACAAAAAGATTGTAAATCGTAAGGACATTTTTCGCCTTTAGCTTTATACCCTTGTTGAACGCCTGCAAAGGCAAGTTCAAGAGCCAAAAGAAGATCTTCGCCAAGGAGGGAAAGGTCACTTAATTTAAGCTTCCTTTCCCTTAAAAATGTACCTAAAACGAACATACCAAATTTAATTGGAATGTCCGCATTAGCTATTTTTATTGTTTTCATTTTAGGTAATTTTTAAATTATGCTTTAGTTGTCTTTACGATTGCTCCCGTAACTTCAAATGATGCTGAATAGCTTACATTCTCTTCCACGCCAGCGTTAAGGTCTAATGATGTACAAATGGCACTCATTGTGTAAACATTATCACCCACAACGTCGGTTGTAAACTTAATGGTCAATGCGGTACCTGCTACAAGGTCGGTAAACAGGTCGTCAAACAAATAGTTTGTTGAAGCATCTCCCGGGCCAGCATATAACGCCTCCGTAGATAGTGTTCCAGAAAGTTGTCCTTTCTTTACTTCCCTCCATCCACCTGCCGCAGAATCCTTTGTAAGAATTTCACGCATAGCAGATGAAATGTTCATTTGGCACGAAGTTGCGTAACCGATAGCCGTACTATCTTTGTAAAGCCTCATTAACGTACCATTAATTATGCCAGTAGTTGCCATTTTTATTTATTTTTTTGGTTTAGTAATATTTTCTTCTTCTTCGTTTTGGAAATATTCCGCAGGAACAGGAATAGGAATGTAAACAGGCTCTTGTTTTACCTCTTCTTTTTTTGGCATATCTTCCACGACAAAATCTTCGTCAAGTAGTTCTGCAATACCATCCTTAATCATTTGTTCCCCATATTCCGAAAGAAATACGCCAGTGTTACCCGGTTGTTTTCCATTCCATTCTTTTAAAAGCCTTAGTTTCATATTATCTTTTCATTTTTGCCATGAAATCAACTGACATCCAATAAACATTTAAGTCAGCATTATAAACTTGTGAATCACTGCTTACATAATTAATAGTTTGTACAGACACACCATTTACCGTGCCCACAAACCTATCTAGTCTATTACGCACATTATTTGCAAGCGTCTGTGTAGTATCATAATTATTAGTGTATATATCAACTTGTAAATTAATCTCTTCTAAATTACTTTGTCCGTCTTTATAATCGACAGGAGTACTATTTGTTATCGTATAAACAATAAAAGGATATTGCACATTTTGTGGCGCAATGTCTGGGTAAATAGATAAGCCACAAATATTAGTCACAGCCGTATCAGTTGATAATCTCCCGTATATTACTTTTCCTATCATAATATTTGCCAGAATTTTTTAGGTCTTTCCTGCATAATAAAAATACATTCGTCACGCATAGTTTTAATTACTTTTTCTCGACTTAAATTCCTTGCTTTAACCACTATTTTATTGTACCACGCTCTTGTACTTCCGTACACCATGTGAGCATAAAACCCATTAGTTCCTTCGCTGCTATTAATTCCTTTGTTCATTGTGCCTCTTTTATATAATGGCCCAATTGCCCCAACTGCTCTTTTGTATGATACAAGATTTTTAGATAAATCAATAATAGACTTTCTTAAATTACCCGGTTGTACAATCATAGAAGCGCCATCCCCTTTTTCCCATCCTTGCATTTTTTTATTGCCAAAAGGATTGGTGCTAATACGGTGAGCCTTACTGCTTACTGGTACTAATGACTTATATACCTCTAATGCAATTGGAGTAGCTGAATCAATTACCCTACTTCTTTCTTTTAGCGTACATTGTTCCATTAATTCAGCAAATTCAATCACTGCATCTGCCAAACCTACAATTCTTAATGACATGCCTTGAAAACTTCTTCTACCTGCGTAGTTAGATTTTTGAAGGTTTTTAAGATTATTTATTTGCTTAGCTGATAAATATGCCATTACGCGTAATTTTGAGCAAATGAACAAAATAAATGCAAATACATATTATCAG